AGGATTCTTGCGAATGGCAACGTCGGTATCGGGACGACAACACCAGCAATGAAACTTGATGTATACGGACAAATCAGAGCAACAAGCCCTACAAAACCAACGTGTACAGCTAGTCTTAGGGGTGCAATCCAATATGATGAATCAGATGACCATTTTTATGGTTGTAGAACGGCTGGGTGGGCTCAATTAAACAATTAAAGAGAAGTCTGCAATGACTTTGTTATATATAAAATTATGGATACATTAAAAAACACAGGAATAGCAGTAGCAATAGCAGGAGCATCATTTGCAGGTGGTATGGCCACATCTGATACAAAAGAAGTTATCGTGTATCAAGATGACCCTACACGAGTAGTAGAAGTCTTATCACAAATGTCAGTATCTCAAGAAGACTTTGACAGGCTTGTCATCACAATACCTATAGCAGAGAAAGTACAAAGAGTACTTGACCCTAAAAAGTCTGATATAGAAAACCTTATGAAGCAGAAAGTTTTAGATGGTGAAAAGTATGTTGGCACAGGTATTTTGCGTGCGGATGAAGTTGCTCAATTAAAGTTGAAAGTAGCAGAAAACAAAATCACTGATGATTTGAAACTTTCAGGGTTTGATTTAGACGAACTTATTAGACAATAGAATAGTGAAAATGTTATAATTAAAATACATGATGCCATTAACACTAAAAGAAGTAGCTCTAGGAATTGGAATATGTGGTTCTTTGGCTTACCCTCTAATTTGGGGAGGTCAAGTTAACAGTGTTAATGCGGTTCAGGGTGTTAGAATAGATAAAAATGAAGCTACTATCGAAAAACTAGATGTTAAACTTCAAACACTAGACAACAAAATGAACGCCCTTTTAGTACAATCAGGGATAGACCCACAAAAAATTAAATGAAAACAATAAAGTTAAAGATTATTGCAAACAATAGTCAGTGGGCAACATTTGATACAAAAATAACTAGAATGAAAGAATGGTTTTCTTCTGCTATTAAGTTAGAAATAGACCTTGAACATACTGCTCACTCAACAATACCTTTTTCACAATATACAAATGTGGAAGGGGCTGTTTATTATGGAATAGAGTCTAAATGGTATGACAAGAATGTGTCTATCAATGCTGTAGGTTACGATATTGTGATGTTCGTTGTAAATCATGACCAATGGAAGGAGAATAATAGAGCTAGAGGCTGGAGAATGGACAGGACATTCGGACCTGTAGAGTTACAGATATGTGCAGATGAGAATAGAACAGCAGCTGTTGGGACTAGTGGAACATTGGATGATGAATTTTTTGGCTACGGAAGACATGAAATAATGCACGCTCTCTATATGCTAACAGGACAGGAAGATAGAACACACTATCTCTGGGACAGAAATGAACTTGAACTAGGACTAAAAGAGATTAAGTTTCCAGAGCCTAAAGGTAGTATCGAAAGAACTATTTATTTTGCACCTGGCGTATTACAGTGGTTTATAAACTTACTCAAAAGTTATATGACAACATCAAAATTAGATAACTGGGCAGAGGCTATCAAAGAACACGAAGGATGGTTCTCACCCTCAACGAGTTATCCTAACGGTTCTAAATCTTTCAGGAATAATAATCCTGGGAACTTAAGATATGTTGGGCAACTCTCTGCAACAGGTGCAGATAAAACAGGCTTTTGTATATTCCCAGACTATGCAACAGGTCTCGAAGCGTTGAAAACAATGCTAAGGAATGCTGGCTCCGGTAAGTCTCGTGTTTACCATAAGGAAATGACCTTGTTAGATTTCTTTAAGGTTTACGCACCATCTTTTGATGACAACAACCCAGAGAGGTATGCTGGGTTTGTTGCAGAAAGAATCGGGGTCTCTATTAACACGCAAATTAACACACTAATATAATGTCAGAAAAATATAAATTGAACGCTATTGATTGGAAAAAAGTAGGTAACGGTGCCTTGATTGCAACTGTGGGTGCATTGCTTACATACGGAACACAGTTCGTAACTAGCGTAGACTTCGGTCAATACACTCCTATTGTTGTAGCGGTTCTTTCAATCGTAACAAACCTAGTTCGCAAGTGGATGTCTAAGCCTGCGGTATAGGTTAGATATGCTGGAAACATCCACAAGTGGACTTTCTGGAGGGTGAAATCCTAAAAGAATATACTAAAAACAAAAGTTAGGGGAGCAGTAATCTTTGTCCCCTTTTTTGTTCTTGCACGATATTCCCTATGTGATACCATTTATACATACTTTATTGCTGTGCGAGGCACAACTGAAACTGCAACCTAGCTACAAGACCAGTCGTCTTGAATGACTAGTGAGAATCCTCCGAACGACATTACAATAAACATATAAAAACATTCTTATTTGCTATACCATTCTTATTTGGTTCTAGCACAACAATAGCTCCTACATTGCCCTTTGAACCCGTAGTAGCTACTTATATCGCAAATGACAGTAACAACGCACCAGCAGGCGTTTTTGACGGTATACAGCTCACATCTAAGGCACAGATAGAGGATTGGATTGTACATCGTGCTATGGCATACGATTTACCCGTTGATAAGGTTCTTGCTACCGCACAATGTGAGAGCAATCTTATTCCTAATGCAAAAAGTAAAACTTCTTCTGCTACAGGAATTTTCCAATTTATTATTGGAACTTGGGAATGGACAATGAGTGATATGGGATTACCTAAAGACTTGGATAGAACTAATCCTGCGATAAATATCGAGGCCGCTATGTTTCTTATGAAAAACTCTGGTATACACCACTGGGATGAAAGTAAAGCCTGTTCAGACCGCCTCATTGGAAAACACTGAGGCACCACTATCCTTACAGGTCGAGTAGTATTCGACACACTACTTTGTAAGAGCTGAAAAAGCACCTTAACAGGTGCTTTTTTATATAGTATAATTAAATACTGAAAGGAGTTCATTGTGAAAAAATGTGTATGGATTACGAAACATCACAGAAAACCTAGCTCACTTGGTGGTGATAGTTCTAGTAGAAACATTTCACATCTACCAGAGAATCAACATCGAGCGTGGCACGTTCTGTTTTCTAATTTAACGCCCGAAACTATTTGTGCGTTAATCAACGAAAAATATATTGACCCTGATTATAGGTTCGTATGCAAAAGGAGTTACAAATGACATCTGCAATCTGCTCACACTGCCACGAAGCTTTTCAAGTTCTTGGCATTCAACCCTCAGGGCAGTGGTTCTGTTCAACACGTTGTGTCAAAGGACACTTCTCGGAAGATGAAGATATTGCTGTGAGAACACAGACACATCATAAGATTCCGCATCAAATAACGTTCGCCGAATTCCCTTTCCGTAAAAAGGAAATAAGTCGGTGAACACCACACTACAGGATATAGAACAAATGTTAAGAATACAGAATCTAGTTTACTGGTATCTGTATCTTCAACCAAGAAAGGAGAGTGATTCCAAACTCGTCTTGGGCCTACCCCTCAAGTGATGGCCATAAGTGGCTAAGCACGATTAAATTCGTGCTTTTTTCCTTTCTAAAGCTCTTCTATTATTAAAAAGTCTCGTACATACTTCACAGCGTTTCCATATCGGAACGCATAAAATTTTCCTGCAATCTAGGCATCTTCTATCAAGATTATCCCCTAGTGATTTTTGATACTTACTTTTCATCTTTATCTATTACTTAATAATCTCTTTGTCTAGGGAGGAGAGGTAAGAATGCACCATCTAGTGTTTTAACTTCTCTTATCCATCCGTATACTTGATTGTTTATATCAGCCATATTTTTGGCAGGATTATTAAGGTGTTTAAGTGCAATGTCTAATAACTCATCGTGCCTATCTTTAGCAACACCTGTTTCGTCAGAATTATCTTTTTCGTGTAATTCCCTTAATGCAAAGAATATCTTTAATAACATTTGGTTTTTAATCTCTGTTAGTTGTTTTGTTGTATATATTTTCATATTCATATTATTCTTTAATGTTAATCTCTTCCACTAATAATGGTTACTTTGTGGTGGAGTTCGCTTCATAAAATGCTTGGGCGAATCCTGCTGGTGTAATACTTCGGCGTGTCTGTCTGTCAAACTTCCCGAATGCTTCGGGGTGTATATCCTTACTTTTAAGATAGTCAAACTTTACCCCAAGGGTGTGAATGTGACTGTTTGTTTTGGCTTTGGCTTCTTTTGTCATCGGTATAGGTGTTTTTATTGGCTCTTTGAAGTGTCCCCATAGTGCCGTTCGCTTCTGATACCCATCTCCGAACTCCCAAGGGTCAAAAGTAAATACTGGTTTTCCTAGAAACTTTGAGAGAAATCCGTAATAAGGATTTTCTAACGCCCAGAATTCGAGTGGTATTGTTTTTTTACCTGTCACTTGTACCACTTCCATAATTCTCCAAATAATGTCTAGGCAAGCACGGACACATTCCATTCCTTCTCCCAAATCTCTTGGCTTCTTCGCATAAGTGCGAGCGAACGAGAACATTGTGCAAGGCGGCGCGGCGAGAACTCCAACAATATCTTTTATCTTAATTCCAATTACTTTTTTATCAGTGATTGAATGAAAAGCGAGATATTTTCCATCATACTTATAGTCTAAAACACTATAATCAGGCAAGGTAACTGTTATCACCGTATATCCATTCTCTGCCCACGGTTTTGCCCACGAACCAGTGCCACCACATAGGTCAAGTATTATTTTGTGTTTGTTTTTATTCATTGGTCTAGTTTAGGGTTAATAATTCAAGATAGACTTGTGGTGTGGAGTAAGGGAGTTGAACCCTTTATTGCCTGTCATACCATTATATGTCGGTAATGCCTACATATACGGCAGTAAGTCCTTATTTAGAAGACATAACTTGTATTTTAATAACATTTATGACCTTCCGTATTACCATAAGATATTCTTACACCCCACCACTAATCTACCTTGGTTGAGTTTATAGACTTCGTTGGTCTTTATCTATTACTTAATAATCTCTTTGTCTAGGGAGGAGGATATTCTCTGCCGTTCGTGGTTTAAGATTTTTACAATTTCATCCCGCACTGTCTCGGAAGTCTTTGAGTCGAAATTCATAGGTTCGTTTATAATCCCCACCACCCTCGCCCTCTCCTCTGCGAGGATATACTTAGCAAATTCATCTAGTCCCGCCTCAACTTCTCTCAAGTCGTCAATGGAGTCAATGTTGATGAATTTATCTATTGTTGCTTTGCGTCTTTCTGTGTAGGTCATAGCGTTGATTTCAATAATACCTTCTGTAGCTTCTATTTCTTTCATTTTCGCTTCATAGACTTCCAATGCTGGGATACTGATTGCTTCGTAGGCTTTCAATGCTTCATCTTTTTGTTCTTGTGTGGTCATATCTTTATTCTTTAGGGTTAATCTCTTTGTCTAGGGAGGAGAGGAGGTTTTTCTTTAATCTATTTCTATCAAAGTATGTAGGGAAAAAATCAAATTGCTCTATCTCCCCCACCACCCTCTTCCACATCTCTTGCTTGCCAACCTTCATACCATCTTCAAAGGCTTGTCCTAGTTGAGCTTCGTTGTCGGTAATTGCTTTGTTTATTTCATTGTCAGTCATATATCTTTATTCTTTAGGGTTAATCTCTTTCTCTAGGGAGGAGAGGACTATATCCATTCTATTGAGGGCTTTCCGACATAACCCTTTTCCCACACGAACCATGCGCCTCCAGCCCCTCCTGTTCCTGCGCCTCCAGCCCCTCCTGTTCCTGCGCCTCCAGCCCCTCCTGTTCCTGCTACTCCTCCTCCACCCATATCCTCTACATCTTGACTTCCTAGCCAAGAGTCAAAGAAGTCGGGCATATCATCATCTAGTACGCTTGGATTAGCTTCAAAGCATATTGTCTCTAAATAATCTTCAAATCTTTTTTCTGTGTAGGTCATATTTTTTTATACTTTACACCCTTGATTTCAATAATACCTTCTGTAGCTTCTATTTCTTTCATTTTTGCTTGATAGGCTTTATATGCTGGGTTACTGATTGCTTCGTAGGCTTCCAATGCTGGGATACTGATTGCTTCGTAGGCTTTATATGCTGGGTCATTGATTGCTTCGTAGGCTTTCCATGCTGGGTCTCTAATTGCTCTGTAGGCTTTCCATGCTGAGTCATTGATTGCTCTGTAGGCTTTCAATGCTTCATCTTTTTGTTCTTGTGTGGTCATATATTTTTATTTATCTAGTAACACCGCTTTATAAGTCTTGCTATTTATTTGAAAATTAGGTTAACCACTTCTTTGTATAATTCGGGCTCTTTTCTTTGTAACTGTCGCATACCAACAATAAAGTCCAGTCCTCTGTTTACCACGCTGTCGTAACTAATCGTTCTTGATGAGATTTTCTTTTCAATTTTAATTTCATTTTTCAACGCAACAACTGTGTTGTTTTTTACTTTTATTCTTTGTGGAATAAGTTTGTTAATTTGTTTGTCCATAACTATATTATATATTATATTTTAATGTGTACAAGTGCCACCTGTGGATAACTATTTTATATTCTTGTATTGAATAAGTAGCAGTACATAATGGTCATATGCTTTAATTGTTTTCTGTTTATCTTTCAATATCTCATCAACATATTTATCACCTTCAATTCTACGCATATTATCAATAAACTCTGCACCACGACCACCACAATTTATGTTACAAAAATAACATTGAGGGCGTAGTATTCGCAGGTCATATTTCAAGTAAGCTGATAAAGAAACTTTTGCTAACATATGTCCAGTGTGCCAATTAGAGCCTTCTAAACCTTTTCTGCCACAGGTATAACAAGTGTTCCTATACTTTGCTCTGATAATTCTTTTACATTCAACCCATATCTGCCGTTGGATTTTTGATATAGGTTGTTTGCTGACCTTTTTTAGTTTTGTTTTTTTCACTGGAACAATGTTAATTCAGGTTTTTTAATAACTGTGTACTGAAAGTTTTTTGTACCATCGATATATTTTCTGTCGAATTGCCACCCTTCGTTCTTTAACATATTGATATAACTTCCAAGTCTTAAGGTTATTTTGTTGTCTACGCAGTAGAAGTTATCTATCTTTCTTTCCTTGTTTAATTTTTCAATTATTATTTTTTTTTGAGTCATAACACTTTAGTTTAATCTACTAAACTCTAACCACTTCATAGATTTCGCATATTCAAAGTAGTCTTCATATTCTATTGTCATAGAATACTTATCACGCCAATCTTTATAGTTTTGAGGGTCTAAAACTTCTGATGTGTATTCCATTCCGTAATCCTCCACAAGATAAGTTATAAACGCATCAGTTACTCTTTTAAGTATTCCTTTTGAACTTTTACCCATCACACAAATCTTTCCGTTTCTTTTAATTACTTCTGGAAACATTTCTTCCATAAAAGTATCAAAGTAAAACGCACACACCTTGCTATCTTTGTAATCGTTTCCGTCAAGTGCGATTTGTAAAGGTATCAATCCACCATGAAAGAAACCCCGTTGATTGCGACTATCGGTAGCCAAAGGAATTATGTGAGAGTTTATCGGGTCGTTGCCATTGTCGGTCAATAACTTGCTCAACATGGTTTGCCAGTATTCAGAAATCTCAAAGCGTATTCCTTTATCTCGTCTATGGATTTTTAATGGTACTGGTCTCATGGTTTAAAAAGGCAAGGTCTCCTCTGCACCTAAGTCTATGTCGTTTGGGTTAATATCTTTTGATATATCTTCTTCAGGGGCATTAACTTCTTCTTTTTTCATAAAGTCAGGCTTTTCAGGTTTCCATGTACTAAGTTCTGCATAACCTTTTCCAGCTTTTGAAACTTTAAGGTCAATTCTAATTTTATTATTCAATCCTTGCTTTGAAAGGAACGCTAGGAACTCTGGTATCTCGATTGATATTTGTCCCTTTACAAAATCAGGTGCTTTTTCACTTGGTAAATTAAAGTACATTCCACTGATAAATATTTTTTCTTGTTTTTCCATAATTATTTTAATTTAGTTTCTATTTCTTTAATAAGTTTCTCCCCCATCACCAACCCCTTCTTTATTTTTTTCTGCATTACCTCGTCTTTCATTACCCTTTTTATGAGTAGTGAACGCTGATAATTTGGATTAAATGCAACGAAGTCCACGAAGTCCCATCCCATAAACAGCATTTGTTGTTGCATTTGCCATACATAAACGCTCTCAATGGCGAAGTCTTGCTCTAAAGATAATCTGAAATGTTTTTTATCTTCAAAGCATTTAATCTCAACTCCACCATTTTGTCCGATGATAGCTCCATCAGGCGAAATTCCACCGACTTTTGAAATCTCATCATCAGTTACAAAGCCTATCTCCTCCACCTCGTTACCTGTTTCAAGCTCATATAACGCTCTGGCTTGTGGTTCTAGCTCTTTTCCACGCTCTAAGTCTTTGTTTGAATACTTCTCATCATCATACTTGCTGTATTTGGCACTTAAACGCTCGTATACGAGGGTTTCAAGCCCCGAGCCTTGATTTCCTATTGCTTGAGCTTTAGAAGCCGTCAGTGGGTATTTTAAGCGTAATGCGTGCCATTCAGGTGTGCCTTGCACTATTTCAGTGTGGATTTTACGCATTTTCTTCTTCATGTCTAACCTTTTGTAAGAAATCCTTATGGTCTGCAATCAATTTACTGAACTCTTTTCCAAGTCCCTTGTTTTTGTCCCATATCGCTTTCAATTCATTTTCGTTCTTACAATCGTTTACCTCCTTTCGCAATTCTTCGGAGATACTAGGATTGTTAGAAGTTTCTGCTCCGTCAATCATGGCGTAAATTCTGTCGTAGCTTATGTTGTCTTTTCGGTTCAAATCTTTTCCGAAGATACGCCCGAACTTTTCACAAGCGTCTTTGATTGCGAAACTTTCAGAAGCAGGAGCACCAATCTGAATAGCCGAAGTATTCATTTTTTCAAAAGCAATCGCACTTCCTGCGTCTTTTGATATTTGAATTGGCATAGCACCGATTCCGTCTTGATAATCCCATTCTCCTGTCAAAGGGTCTTTCACATGAACTCGCACTGTTGTAACAATACTGTTTGCGAGCAACTTAACTTCTTTAACCTCAACACGCCATTTTGAAAAGATAACAGTTAGAAGATACTCAACACGCTCGATAGGGAGGTAGTTTAGATTTTTAACGAAAGGGTGTTGTTTAATCCATTCCTTTTTTGGTTCTGCGTTTAGAATAAGGTTTAGTTTATTCTGTTTGTTTACCGCTTCAACATTTCCGTATAGCTCGGCAAGTGTTGGAAGTTTTGTTTTTATTTCTTTAAGCATAGTTTTATTTAGTTATAAAATCTCTTTCAAAATCAATGCAACCATTTCCGTCTGAAACTGCGTATTCAACTTGTCTTGTCATTGGCACATAGTTTTCTTTTGAGTCTGACTTTACTTTCAGCTTGTATCCAAGCTCATTTCTCCAATCTTTTGCTGTAAAAATTAAGTTCATATTATTTAATTAACATTATCGCAACTGCTAAAAAGTATCCGAGAGGTATCGCTACAAACGCCCACAACCAATCATACTTATCCGATTCTAGGTTTACGCTCTCGTGTATTTCGTATGGATAATGGGAGTATATTCCTGTATCTAGTATTTCGTGCTTTTTCATAAAAAATTGTTGATTAAACTCTTACATCTAAAGAATAGCACATCTACAGAGGAGTACAAGTACCACCTGTGGATAACTTCACATCAACATATAAAACTATACATACAGCCGTATAAACGAATTACAAATAATTTTCGTCATAATAATCTTCAGCTTCTCGTATAGCTTCGTCTTCCGTTAGCCCTAAATCTATAAGGCATTGAACGGCATATTCTCTTTCACTTTCTGTTTGTCCTATTGGTTCTTTTTCCATTATTGTAATTTTAATATGTCTGAAATGCTTTGTACTTCATCACTTCTTTTTGAAACTTCAATTTGTTTAATATCTAAAGGTTCAAGTGTTCCAATCAAATTATCTTTTCCAGTTTGAATCAAATCACGCACCCTGTCGGTATAAGCTTCTAGTACACCATCAAAATTTGGGCAATCTCTTTCTATTTGGAAAAAGTCATCTGGTTCTTTAGGTTCGTATGATTCATTCCAACCTGTGTATTTATGATGAAGTGGTGTGATTGAAATTATATTACTTCCGTTCACGAAAGAATTACCTAAACGAACTGAAACCCTTTTGAGTTGTGCGTAAATAGCTTTCTCTAATTCAGAGCCTTCAACGGAAACATAGTCTTGTGTTCCAAAACCGAATTTAACTTTGAAAAAATACTTCATAAAATTACTGTTTGATTATTTTTGGTTTTTTGTAATGCACTAGCTAGTTTCATCCATTTTTCCTTTAGGTCGTAAGGAGAAGTTATGTTTGGATAAAAATCTTTTCCATTTGTTTGTGGAATTAGTTTTATAACTTTAAGGACTTTGTCTAATCCATACTCATCAACAAGAAAGTCTGCACAAGCTCTTTGAGTTTTGTTTGCGTAATATGTTTTATTCTTAGCATCAACTTCTTCAAAGGCTTTAATGACTTCTGCTCCTAAAACATTAAAGTTCTTTACCCGCGATTTATCGCTCTTCTTATCCTTTACTATACTTACCTTCCCTTCCCTTACCTTACCTAACCTAGGTTGACGAGACGTTAACGTAACGTCAACGCTCTCCAAAGTGAAGTGTCCTTTGGGTATTTCGACAGAACGGTCATTATCTGTGGTTGTATAAGAACCATTACTTCTGATGAATAAAGATTGCTTTAAATTGAGGTATTGAGTCTCTTTGTAAATGTCTTTTCTTATAAAATTATTGACCCTCCAATGCTTAATAACACACACGCCATCTGTGAAAGGAATTATAAATTTTTTGGCTGATAATAATTTCAAATCGTCATCTTGTGAACCAATACTTCTTGCTATTCTTTTTGGACTAGACACAAAACCATCATCATCAGCTCTTGCGTTCAAATGAAAGTACAAGAGTTGAGAACTTTGTGGCATATCAAGAAACGCATCTGTATCTATCACATCCAAGCTAGTCATTCTTCTTTGAGCCATTTGTTTTACGATTAACTTATAATCGCTGTTGTTATCTTTTTCTGTGCATAGAACGGAATTGAATGAGTGTTTGCGACAACTCATAGCTTTCGCCATTCCATCCTATGCACAAAACGCAAACTATTTTTCCAGCAAAGATATTATACTACTTTCAAATAAAAAGTAATTACCTACCTGTGGATAAACTACTATGCGTATGATACACAAGTGCTATAATAGTTATACAGGATGTTAAGAGCTAGGGTTGTTCTTGTGCATTTAAGCACAGTAGGTCTCAACGCATATAAAAAACGAAAATTTGATTAAATTCCCTCGCTAAGCAATCGGTCATACCCTAGTACCGACCTTAGCTCTTAGTATCTTGAATATGTTAAACGAAATATACATAGTAATAACGGACCAAGCAGGCGATTCAATCGTTAATGTTAAAGCTACGATAGGTTCAGAAGAATGTAATGAGCTACTCGCCGAACCATATTTGCTACAAAGACTCGTAAGAGATGCAAAGGAATCAATAGAGATGGGAATAGAATTACAAAAGAAAGTGCCTTTAAACTTGGATGTAGATTTAGATAACTAAAAAGATGGTTAAAAACTGCCAATACTGCAAAAAGGAAAAGTACCACGAGCCAGCACATAAACTACTGGGCATATACATTTGCTTGAAGTGTATTGATAGGATGATAAAGAATTTGATATGACATTTCACACTATGAAAATACTAATAGACTTTTCAATACTGGTCTTAATGGTCATGAATGTATTTTTTATGAAGGATACAAGGAAATCAAGGGTAATTACTATGATGATAATGGTCTTACTTTGGATATTGGTACTATAAATGTTACAATTAGAATAATAATATCAGAGGAATTAACACCGCCCTCCTATCGAGCCTAGCCAGGCCTAAAGGATAAACGTATCGAGTTACTAGATAGCCTACGATAAGCTGATATGAATAACTCCAATCCAATAGCTTCCCCTACCCCTACCCGGTGTTCAAGCTTTACGCGTAGGCAAGTTATAGGCAATCCGTAGGTAATCCGTAGGTAAGTTATAGGTAAGTTATAGACAAGTTGTCTTTAATGAGTTAGACAGTTAACTTACTATTAGGTATAATATACGGCATGGCAAGTTCACCTATGAGGTATAAGAAGTTCTTAGAAGTATTACCAAAGCATAATTATGTGGTTACTAAGGCAGCTAAAGAGGCAGGGTTTTCAGAACATACCTCTAACACACAACAGAAAAGGATATTAGCATCGGCTTTAAGGTATGAGTTAAATAGTAGAGAGGAAGAAGCAAAGGCTAAGTTAGTAGATACAAGTAAGTTAAATATCAAGGAAGTTAAGACAATGGCAGAACGTGTCGGAATTAGTAAGGATGATTTGATGGAGAACATTAAATGGCTAGCACAACAGGAAAAAGACCTATCTACAAGGTTAAAAGTAGTTAAGGCACTAGCAAAGGAATACTCAGTTGATTTAGGTGATGAAGAACAAGGTAAAACAGTTGTACCTATATTGAATGTAACTGTTAAGGAACGCAACGATGGCTCAACCAAGCCACCATATGACATACCACAAGAGAATGATTAGCCCGTGTCGCACAATATACATTGTCGGTAGTTAAACGAGGGCTATACGGGGGGGGTACGGTATCACCACTTATTCTGTGGCGAATTAGATATAAATAGCCCCCTCCCCAAAATCACCAAAATCACTTTTTATAACACAATACAAACAATATCATGTCAAACAACAACGAATGGTCAGCATGGGAAGCACTAGGAAAGAGATGGCTTGATGGAGAGGTTGATATTGAGGATTTTAATGGTGTGAAGTTAAATGCTAAGCAGTTAGATTTCGTTAATTCTAAGGAGAGATATACTTTGGTTTGTGGAGGGTTTGCTTCTGGTAAGACTACTGGGTTTATTATTAAGTTATATTTATTGAGTGTATTCTTTCCTGGTAATCGTATCCTGTTAGGGAGGAAGAGTAGGCAGGATGTTGAGAGGGCTACTTTGCCGGATATTATGGATATATTTCCTTCTGGTACTTTTATTCATAAGGTTGGTCCTGGAAAGATTGTGTTTGCTAATGGTAGCGAGATTATATTTTTTGGGCTGGATGCTTTGCAGGCTGGGGCAGGGCAGGATATTAAGAAAGCGGAACAGGCGATTAAGTCTTTGAACTTAGGAGCTGTGTTTATTGACCAGTTGGAGGAGATTGAGATGAGGGTGTTTGATGGGTTGTCGGGTCGTCTAAGAAGGAATGTACCTTTTCAGCAAATGAACTTCACTACTAACCCAGCCAATTTCTGGGCTTATGATTATTTTAAGGTTAATCCAAGACATGGGACTAAGCTGATTGAAACCTCTATGCTGGATAATAAGGAGAACCTTAGTCCTGATTTCATTACGGATATGTTATCTAAGCCGAAGAGGTATGTGGATAGATATGTTCATGGTATTTGGAGTCCTGATACTTTGGTTGAGGGTGGGGTATTTGATGATGAGCATATAAAATATCAAGATTTGCATACTAGGAAGGCTGTTAGGGTATTGGATGGGATTGAGATATGGGAAGAGCCTAAGCTCAATGAGTATCAGATAGGGGTAGACCCATCTACTGGAGCTAATGACCCATGTGGTATTAAAGTAGTCAATAAGGATACCGGGGAGCTTGTAGCGTCTTATAAAGGCTATGTACCGACTAATGTACAGGTAGAGAAGACCGTTCAGTTGGCTATGATGTATTCTTTATCTAAGAAGCCTTTAGTTGTCCCTGAGATTACTGGGATAGGGGAGGCGTTTGTAAATGATTTGAAAAAAATCTACGATAGGATTTACGAAAGGGAAATATTTGACCAGAGAGAACGAAAGAATACCAAGAAGCTAGGATTCTCTACAAACTTTTCATCTAAGAATCTTTTGATTGAACACATGAGGACATTGTTTGATAAAAAGTTCCCAGTTATTAGAGATTCTGTAACTGTAGATGAAATGAAAGTGTTTATTTATTCTAATGAGGCTCAGAAAAAAGGTGCGGGAGCTCAGAATGGTTATCATGATGACCAGTTGATGTCCACGATGCTCGCTTACTGGAATATTCAACCTATCACTGTTCGAGAGAGGAATATGCTTGACAGGGAAGTTAGACAAAAAAAGACAAAGGTGGTAAAATATATTTACAATTAAAAAAAGAGTTCTTCAAGAGCCTTAATTCCATCTGAGTTACACTTCAACAAGAAAAAACATACAAGCTTACTACTCTGATGTAGAAATGCCGGGGGGTTATTCACATAATATACCTGAGACACTTAAGCTAATAGACCTATATTACAACTCTCAATTTAAGACTGGTAAGTATGACGACCTAGGATTCCGCAAATTCTTCTTTAATGTAGTTAAACCAGCTTGTGATATAGCAACAAAGTTCGTAGATTTAGACACTAAGGACATTATTTTGACACCTGAATCTGACCAGTCAGAGTTTAAGGTGTGGTTTCTACAGAAAAAGCTAAAGCAGTATCTAAAAAATGAGAATTTCGGAACTTTATTAAACGAAATCTCTTTTGACTATCCTAAATATGGTTCAGTAATAATTAAAAAGGTAAAAAACACCTGGGAAAAGGTAAATATCCAAAATATCCGTATACACCCTAGTGCAAAGAGTGTCGCAAAATCTCCTTTTGTGTATGAACTCATAACAATGTCTCGAGGAGAGATTGAAAACATGAAATGGGAGAAAGATTCTGTTAAAGAGTTGCTTAATTCATCAGATGATGAGGATTTTGTAGTTTACGACTGCTATGCCCGTAACGGTTCTAAATGGGAACGCTATATTACAGGAAATCTTTTTGATAGAAAGACCAAAGGAGGTACTGTTCGTGGTACAGAAGCAGATTTGAATGACGAATCTAACGATTTTATTGATGGAATTACTTTGTTTGAGGAAGAAGATGCTAAATTGCCATATCGTGAGCTTTCTTGGGAGAAAGTACCAGGTCGCTGGTTAGGTTTTGGTTTTGTTGAGTATCTTGAGGAAAATCAGGTAGCCATTAACGAAGCTGAGAACCTGGAGCGTGCCGGATTGAAATTCACTTCACTAAAACTATATCAATCACGAGATAGTGACCTCAAAGGTGCTAACCTCCTAACAGGAACACAGAACGGGGATATATTAACCCCTAACTCAGAAATCACTGCAGTTGCTATGGAAGAAAGGAATCTTGGTGCATTTAATAATACAAGAAACAACTGGTCTACAAATACAGAGCGAAAAACATTCACATCTGACATAACATCTGGTGCAAACCTCCCTTCTAGAACTCCATTAGGTGTAGCAAACCTCCAAGCTTCATTTGCGACATCATATTTTGAACTTAAGCGTGAAAACTACGGTCTTTTCATAAAAGAATTAACTCTAAATGACCTTTTGCCTGACTGTGTCAAACAATCAGCAAAAGAACACACACTCACCTTCTCCGGTTCAGAAGCTGATGGAGATAAGCTAGATAAAGCAGTTGCAGAAATCCTAGTAGCAGATGCAACAATAAACTATGCAGAGAAACATGGCTTCTATCCTGACAAGGCTCAGAGAGATGAAGCGAAAACTCGTATTCTCTCAGAACTAGGTAAAAAACAGAATCGTTACTACGATATTCCAAAAGACTTCTACAAGTCAGCTAAATATACGGTTGATGTGAACATTACAGGAGAATCTATTGACAATGGTACTCGCTCTCAGATTGTACAGCTTGCTTTGCAGATTGTAGGTCAGAATCCTGGAGTATTACAACCTAACTCCCCTTCTCGTTCACTTCTCTTCTATCTTCTATCACTTGGAGGAATCTCCCCTGCTGAACTTAACCTAACTGAGGACCAGCCACAGCAAGGACAACAGCCACAGGTCGGAGGGTCTCTGGCTTCCCCACAAGCGGTTCAAGGACTTAGTCAAGTATCACAAACAGTATAATGAAACTAACAGAACAAGACATAAAGGTATTTAAGTCAATTTCAGGTACTGAAACAGGTAACTGGCTAGTTGATTATTCAGAAAGACTCGTGTCTCATATCTGCGATGCAAGAAATATGACCGATGAGGATTCAAAAGAATCAGTCGTTAAAGCATCTAAGATAATCGAAGAACATCTGATAAACAAGATTAAAAATACAAGCAAACCAAAGTCAGTAGAAGTGAATCCGTACAATTAAAAAAGCAGAGGCAGGCAAACCTCTATAAAAACCTAGTTATAAATATAAGGATAAAACCTATGAATGAAAATAAAGTACAGGAAGTTGTCCCTGATGTAGAAAATGACAATGACGACATTATTGTAGTCGATGAATTTGATACAGAAGCTCTAAAGAGCAACCTAAAAACAACCATCGCAAAAAAACAACAGTGGCGAGAAAAAGCAAGGAAAAAAGACGATGAAATTGCATCTCTTAAAGCCGAGCTGGAAAAAAGTAAACCAACATTAAAAGAAGAGGAGAAGCCTAAGGAAACAGTGCCACAAGCATTGGACTCAGACATTATCGCTGATAACCTAGATGTTTTGCGTAATCTATCTTCGGAAGAATACAGTGAGCTTCGTTCAGAAGCCAAAGATTTAGGAGTTGACCCTATTAAATACATTAAAAGTAAATCAGGTCAATCTCACCTTAAAGAGTATCGCGAAGTGAATAAGTCAAATGAAGCGACTCCGTCACCATCTGGAAGAATCCCAACATACAACGGCAAACCTGTTCATGAAGTTCTAAAAGACTCCAACGCCTCAGCAGAGGACAAACAGAAAGCTTTTGAATCAAGATTCCGAAAGACTGGTGTTAATTCATCACAGTAACCCCCGAATAAATAAAGGGCTACTAAACCATTATGGCTGTTACCACAGACCCATTCACAAGTACAGATTTAGCCTCAGTTATTAGCGAAACTTGGACAACTATTGTTAACGAAAAAACTTTCGATGACGCAGTTCTCTCAAACTTCGTAACTGACCTATCATCTTTCGCTACAGAAGGCTCAGACATTTTTCATGTACCTGACTTCTATACCAACGCTTTGACAGTTTCTACTCAGTCGACACAAGGAGCTGAAATCACTACTGCAGGACCTGCAACAGTTGATACAACTCTAGCTATCAACACACATGAGTATGTAGCTTGGATTATCGGAGATAAAGACTTGCAGCAAATTGCTTCTAAGTACAATGTAAACGAAGTTTACGCTCGAGAAGCAGTTAGTTTGCTCGTTGAATCATTGGAGTCAGCTATTGCTGGACTCTGGTCAAGTGTTACAACTAACACTATCGGAGATACTGCAACAGTTCTTGCCGATGCTGAAATCCGTCAGGCGATTGAATCACTTGAATCATTGAAATACCGACTATCAGAGTGTGCGTTCTTCGTTCACCCTTATATCTTCTGGAATCAACTTCATGCAATTACTAAGTACTACCAACAGTATTCTGTTTCTTCAACAGGAGAAGGTATGGTAATGACTGGTAACTTCGGAAGTACTTCAGGATATAAAATGAACTACAAAGGAACACTTTATGGTATTCCAGTATTCACAACTACTGTTATCGTTTCAGGTCTTCAGACATATCGAAACCTTTTGCTCCATAAGAGTGCATTTGGCTTCGCTGTTCAGACTAAGGGCGGAAACAGAGTTCGAGTTCAGATGGAAAATCAACTTCGCAACCTCGGTATGCTTGCAGTCGTAGACATGATTTACGGTGTAGCTGTATTGAGAGAAGAAGCTGCTGTTCTATTGAACGGTTCGTCTGCTTTCATCGGTTCATAGTCTTAACTTTAAAAAGTTATCAACAGCCACCTCTTGCGAGGTGGTTTTTGATTATGTATAATGTATATATATGAATCCTAAAGGAAGACCTAGAGTCTCGAGCAGAATCTATTTTTTTGAAAAGGAAGACGGTGCTATATTTCCTATAGACGGAGATAAAGAAGCATGGAAGCAGTACGCACATCCACGCTGTCTTTATGTTGGAGAAAAACCTCCAAGACTAATAGGAACATCTGACGGTAAACAGTTCAATACCAAAGTGGCTGAAGCTAATCTGGTGGCAAAGACAGATATGGAAGGAGCAAAGAAAATAATTTCTGATGCTATGTTGGAAGAAATAGAAATTGCACGCAAAACAGTTGTTCCTCCACCGAACCATGACCGAATGGATAATCGTGGGAATCCATCACAATTCTAATGACACAAGAACAAGTAAATAAAGTTTTAAGAGAAATACAAGCTAGTGTTCCAGAAAATCTAAGGAAGGCTGTTTATCATGAAGAAGAAGCAACTCCGACAATGAAAATGGTTATGGAGGAAGCTTTAACTTCCGATAAAGTCCGCCCTGAGTTAAAAGAAAAGATACAAAACCTTTACGATGCTGGCGAATTTTCAAGAACCAAAACTATTGAAAATCAAAAGGTCGCAAAGCAGATTGATAATTATGTTAATCGAGAGATTAAGAAAGCTATCAAAGCCGGGCGTTTACCAAGAAAATTATATTTAAATGATGAAAAAACCAATACAAAAGAAGATTAAGGAAGTTATAGAAGACCTTGAGAATAAATATGCTACTAATTATGTGGCTAAAAAAGAACTCGATGCTGTATTAGAACCTAATGGAGAACAAAGAAAACAAATAGATGCTTGTACTCGTAACATGGAAAAGGCTTTAGAGAAAATAACATGGTACAAAGAACTTCTGAAATTAGAATCATCGGAATAGGTGTCTGTGGTGGTGGTGAATCACTAAGATACATGAGAAAGACATTAGATGAGTTTAAAAGACTCTGTGATGATGTTCTTATTGCCCTCTGTAATGCCACACAAGCCGAGAAAGACCTACTAGACAAGTATTGCTTCAAATACTACGAAGACAACCGAGAATGGGGCGTATATCAGCCCGATATAAAAACAGACTTATTAACTAAGGCTGGAGAAATGAATCCTGATTGGATTGTAGCTTTAGATATGGATGAGGTGTTCGCACCTGAGTTCACACGGGAAGAAGCTGAGAAATTAACCATGTCAGACGAAATAGCGTACAACTTCCTTGTTGTTAATCTTTATAATGACGAAAAACACTTTGCTCATGATGTTGGGATACAGAGATTTTGGAATATACGCTTTTATAAGTTTCTACCAGAATATGGGCTCCAATTTTTAAGGAAGTCTTTACACTGTGGACTTGCACCTCCTATATATTATAAATATGGCTGGCACGCCCCTTACTATCTTTTACATTACGGACTAATGAACCCAGAAGACAGGGCAAAGAAAGTTAAAAGGTATCAACAGTTTGACCCTAACAAAAGATTTAAAGCAGGCGAGTACTATAATGACTTGCAAAGGGAATTAACTATGCGTAAATGGAATCCTAAGGAACTTTTAAACAAACTTAGCGTTTCACAAGAAACACAACCTAGGAAAACACCAAAACTCAAATGAGAATCGTATACATAGGAAAACATGGTAATAGAATGTCAGATAATACAGAAGGACATATTACACGTGCTTTAGAATCATTTGGGCATAATGTTTTACGCATACACGAGGACAATGTTTTTGTTGAGGACTTTGAAAGTTACGATATGTTGCTTTTCCATAAAGGAGGAAAAAAAATAAGAGAAATACTAAAAGTTGCTAAGTGTAAAAAGGTTTGCTGGTATTTTGACAAGATATGGGATTTAAGAATTAAATGGTTTAACGATATATACCCTCTTACAGATACAATATTCATGACAGATGGAACTTGGGCAAAACAATATCCAAAATGTAAAGTTTTAAGACAGGGTATAGGTAACGGGTTTGTCGGTAACAAAAAGGAGATAGGCAGTGAGGTTGGATTTATAGGTTCTTTGTATAAAGATAGAATACAATGGTTTAAAGACCTAAAAGATAAGTTCGATATACATAATTATTTTGGTTACTATAATGATGACCTTAATGACCTGTGTGCATCGTTAAAAATAATAGTAGCTCCAGACTTCCCTTCAGATAATGATTATTGGTCTAATCGTGTATATCTTTTGGTTGGCTCTGGTGGGTTCCTTATTCACCCGTATTTAAGAGGTTTATATGAGGAATGGGGAGACAATCTTGTTTATTACAAGAGTACAGAGGAGTTGCATCAAAAGATTCAGTATTACTTAGATAATCCTAGTGAGTTAGAAGTTATGAGGAGAAAGGGTTATAATTTATGTAATAGTAAGTTCACTTATAAAGACAGGGTTAAAGAACTATTAAATATATGTCAAAACCAATAGATAGATTAGATTTTTGGAAAAAGAGGATTGATGAGGCTAGTAAAAGTAGAGAACATTATTCTGTATATGTTACAAAGCAAGACCATTGGGATTTGATAAACAAAACACATAAAGAGATATTATTAAATAATTGCTCCGGTAAAGTTTTAGATGCTGGGTGTGGGTATGGTCGTTGGAGTGAACTATTTGAAGATTATACTGGAATAGATTTCAGCCCCGATTTTATTGCTAAGGCAAAATCATCATATCCTGATAAAAACTTTATTGTCGGTAATTTAAAAGAACTACCATTTAAAGACGAGGAGTTTGATTGGTCTTTTTGTGTATCTATTAAAAAGATGGTTATGGATAATCTAGGAGAAGCAGAATGGAACTTAATGCAGAAAGAACTTGAGAGAGTATCAAAGAAAGTAATAATTCTAGAGTATGAAGACCCGGAACCATTTGAAATCATTTAAAGTTGGCTCAATCGTATTAGCTACAGAGCAAGGTCTTGGTTATCTAGCTAAGTCTTTTTATGACAATGGAATCATAACTGATGTGTATGTTCACCCTCATAGTTCTAGGACCAATCATTATGAATGGTATCCTGACAGGTTAATAAACATTGATAGTCTATTGGAATGTGATGTACTGTTCTTCTTCGAAGAAGTGTTTAACTGGAAGCTTATTGTTAGAGCCAGAGAGAAAGGAATAAAGACAATACTCATGCCAATGTATGAATGTACTCGCTCTCCCCTCCCCTACTCCCCTGACCTTATTTTAAGCCCATCCGAGCTAGATTATGACTACTACGATAGGGTAGGGGAGAGGTTGAATGTTCCTGTTGATGTTAAATGGAAACTAAGAGAAAAGGCTATAACCTTTGTTCATAATGCGGGTAATGGTGGTCTTGGTGGTAGAAACGGGACAAAGGAGTTACTAGAGTCTATGAAGTATGTTAAAAGCCCTATTAAACTAATCATAAGAAGCCAAGTTCCAATAAAAGAGATTAAAGACAATAGGATTGAATATCGTATAGGTACTTTTAATGATATATGGGATGAGGGTGATGTATTTATTTTTCCCGAGAAGTTTAATGGTTTATCACTTCCCTTGCAGGAAGCTTTTGCCAGTGGAATGCTTGTTATGGCTGGAGACCGTTATCCCATAAATACATGGCTACCGAAAGAACCTTTAATAAAAGTTGATTCGTACAAGAAAGAAAGACTAGCTGTTTCGTTTGATTCTGCTATTTATAAACCAACAGATATAGCCAAGAAGATTGATGAGTGGTACAATAGAGATATAAGAGCATACTCACAACAGGGTCAATTATTTAACCAATATAATTCATGGGAGAACCTAAAAGAAAAATATATAAAAGTAATGTCGCAGTTATTGGAGGGGCAGGATTTCTAGGAAGTCATCTTGTTAAACATCTAATAGAAGACCGAAAATGTAATGTGGTTGTTATTGACAATCTAATATCAGGACAAAAGTCTTTCGTACACGACAAAGCAAAGTTTACATACCACGACATCACACAGTCAGAGTCCACACTAAGAAGGATTTTTACAGACAACAAGATTCAGTATGTGTTTAATTACGCAGCTGAGCCTTATATACCTGTTTCATTTGAAAGACCACTTCATGTATTTGATATAAACGCTAGAGGAGCTTTAATGGTCCTTAACGCAGCACAAGAAGCAGGAGTGAAAGGTATCCTACAAGTTTCGTCTGCTGAAATATACGGGAAAGTAGATGGAATGATTAAAGAAACAGATGTCGCTAGCCCTCATTCAACTTATGGAGCATCAAAGCTTGCTATAGATACGCTTATACAAGCAAGGTGGAAAGAAGCAAAAACACCAGCTATCGCACTTCGCCAATTTAACTGTTACGGAGAAAATGAAACACATGAATATGTTATCCCTGTAATCATAGAACAGATTTCGAATATAAAAGGTAAAAAAGGAAAGATATATCTTGGTAATAATTCATCAAGAGATTTTCAGTATGCCAATGATGCAGTAAAGATGGCAACAGAGCTATTAGAGAAAGGACAGTTCGGAGATGTATATAATATGGGTTCCGAGTCTACTATATTGATGTATGACCTAGCGAGTATAATAGGTAAATTGATGGGGAAAGATATTAAAGTTGTTCCTGATAAAAAACGAATGAGACCATGGGAAATATGGCATCTTCAATCAGATAACACAAAGCTTTATAAAACAATCAAAGCAAGACCATCGATGAAACTTGAAAACGGTTTAATAAAAACAATTAAAGACTATGAAAAAAATGGCTGGTGCTACAAAATATAAAGAGTTTGAATCAAAGTTCTCTCAGTATGTACAGCATAAATATGCTGTTAGTTGTAACACTGGAACTTCAGCACTTCATTTAGCTTTACTTGCTCTTGATATTAAAAAAGGTGATGAGGTAATTGTTCCAGACTTTACAATGGCTGCGTGTGGATTCGCTATAGCATATACAGGAGCTAAACCTGTTTTTGTAGATTGTGATGACACTTTAAACATGGATGTATCTTTGTTAGAGAAAAAGATAACAGGGAAAACAAAAGCCATTATGGCTGTTCATATTTATGGAAGGCTTTGTAATATGAAAGAAATTATGAGGATTGCCAGCAAATATAAACTCAAGGTTATAGAAGATGCTTCTGAAGCTCATGGTGCTGTATTTAATTCAAAAGCTGATATAACTTGTTTCTCCTTATACCAAAACAAAATAATAAACGCTGAGGAGGGCGGTGTATGTACAACAAACAGTAAAAAGTATTCTGAGCTAATGAATTACTATAAGAATATGTGTTTCAATAAAAAGCATAACTATTTTCATTCACATATAGGATATAACTACAGGATGCCAGAATCGCAAGCAAAACTAGCGATTAAATCTTTGGCTCGTGTAGATAAGGAGATTAAAAGAAGAAGAAAGATGGAATCTCTTTATATTAAAAAGTACGGGGAAACAATGCCAGAAAGAGATGTTGTTTGGGTCTTTGATAGTTTAAATAAAATCAAAGGAGAAGATACTAGACCTTTCTTTAAACCTTTATCGAGCTTCCCTATGTTTGGTGGTAAATGTAAATCACCTAAAGCACTTTATTATTCAAAGAAAGGTAACTATATAAAAATATGAAACAAATAATTGTAGGTTTTGGAGAAATAGGTCGGGGATTACATAAAGTAATAAAAGGAGACTACTATGATGTACATGGTGAGACTTCTGACAGAGTAGAGTACAGTTACGATGTAATGCACATCTGTTTTCCCTATTCAGACACATTCATTCAAGATGTTGAGATGTATGAGGACCTTTGGGATACAAAATTAACTATCGTACATTCTACTGTTCCAGTTGGAACTTGTGATTCACTTGGTGTAGTTCATTCTCCTGTTCGTGGAGTTCACCCTAATATAGATAAAGGAATCAAAACATTTACAAAGTATTTCGGTGGTAAAGGAGCAAGAAAAGCATCTAAGCTATTTGAAGCTCATGGTATAAAAACAGTTGTTACTCAATTCGCCCGTACAACAGAAGCTCTTAAATTGTGGGATACAACACAGTACGGGGTTATGATTTTACTCAACAAATATATGAAAAAGTGGTGTGATGAGAATGATGCTGATTTTGACCTTGTCTATACAGATGCAAACAAGACCTATAATGAGGGCTACAGGAAATTAAAGCGTGATGAAGTTATGAGACCTTATTTGAAATATGTGGAGGGTAAAATAGGTGGGCATTGTGTAGTACCTAATGCTCGTTTATTTAAAAGTATTCCATCAACACTTATAAAATGGTTCAACAAGATATAAGAAAATCATTCAGATGTTTTGCTTGCGGAAAGAAACAGTTTATATCTGTTGGCAAGGTATCTGGAACAATAGAGGTCAAGTGTAAATGTAAAATGATAAATACATTCTCTTTGACTAATTGTAATATAAGTGATAAAATTATCTCAATAGAGAGCCATGAGCTTCCATAATATATATTGGTATTTAGTGATACATCAGGAAAACAAGGTCTAGTTGAGGACACAGATTATATTTGTGGAACAGACTCAACATCATATCCATTAGCAGACAAAGCTAGGAACGCTAACCGTCATTATTATAAGGCGGTTATTGACATACTTAAAGTTTCAGGTCGTGTTCAGTTTGATGATTCTAATCATACAACGCTACCAGAATACACTTTCACACTTGTTGATTCTCAAAAAGATTATTCACTACCAACAAACCTTTTAAAATTATGGGCTATTGAAGTTAAGGATACCGCAGGAAACTGGACAAAACTATCAGAGGTGGACATAGACGATATGAAAACCACTATTACAGACTTTGAGGATACTCCTAGTATTCCAAGAAGGTATGATTTGAGAGGTGATTCAGTCTTTCTATATCCAGCTCCGG